TTATCGGTATAAGAGTGTGTGCGACAAACCGTTCCTAAAAACTATTTTTACTATTCGCTTATCAAGTACCGTTATACCGGAAACTACGGAGGATATGAAGTCTTTCATTGTTTTTTCGTCTGCGGACGCAAGTTTCTTGTAATCCACAAAATTCCCACTATTGATTTCGTGAATCATTAAGAATTGAGAAGCGGTTTTTATAAACTCAATATGATTCACGTTTGCCGAGATTGAATCCTGACTGATTTTCTTAAGGCTGTTTTCTATTTGGATTCGATCAATTTCTAATTTCGATTTCATTTCAAGAAATTCCTTTTCGCTAATTCCATCATCATCGAATAAAAATGCTTTTTTTAGCCGCTCTAATGCTCGGTTTGTTTTTTGCAATTCTTCTTCCAATTTATTTTTTTGACTAATTACGCTACCATCTTGGTCTTGAGTGCTAAGAGAGGATATGCCCAATGAGCTTGTCTGTGCGGAAAATAGATCCATTGTATTCCGCAAACTTTCCTCGGATATCCCGATCACATCAGAAAAATTAATGTGAGAGAGAATGAGTTGCTCTAAGTCGTCAATATTTCTGATATTCTTCCTTTTTTTTGATGCATCAACCATTGCTGCGATATAATTTATTATGAAAGGACCAATATTTACATCGCTAATGTTCATGTTATCGCAGTTGTTCTTTTGGAATTTCCCAGTACATGCATAAGATGACGGTCTGAATCCGTTACCCTTACGTGAGTCTTTTCCTTTTACCTGATAGTTGTGTCCACATTTCCCACACACAATTAATCCAGCAAAAACATTACATCTATTTCTTATCGTATGGAGTCCGCTTGTGTTACGCAACGCTGCGTTCTCATCCATTTTTTTGTTGACAGCATCCCATATCTTCGGATCAACAATAGGAGGAAACGCATCTTTAATGTAGATGACTTCTTCCGCCGGTTTTTTACGTCCTCGTGAGCTTTCTCGATAATTGTACCGGTAATCACCTCTATTCATTGGATTTCTCAAAAGATCAGCTACAGTTTTTGATGTCCATTCACCGCCTCGTTTTGTAGGGATGTTGTGAGAGTTGTTGTAATTCCTTATAGTGATCGTTGACCCGCCATCTAAATACATTTGATACATAGTTCTCACGTAAGGAGCTTCTTTATCGGAATGTACCGGGCATTTATTTTTTTCATCCCAATCCCATCCATACGGAACCCTTGCCCCATTCCACTGAACGTTCTTCGCACGTCCTATCATTACGTCTTTAACACGCTCTGACGTAAGCTTACGCTCCAATTCAGCGAACACTAATATAATTTTAAGGATAGCTTCTCCGATTGCACTAGAGGTATCAAATTGCTCGTTCAGAGATATGAACGTGACGTTGTTGTACTTAAAATCATCGTACATGAGAGAGAAGTCTACAAGGTTACGAGATATACGGTCAATCTTATAAACGATTACATGAGATACTTGTCCGGCTTTTATCTTGTTCATCATTCGTTCAAATGCCGGACGCTTGGTGTTCTTTCCTGACTTTCCAGCATCTTCAAAAATCTCGATTCGCTTTTTGTCGATGTGCAATACGTGTTCGCAGTATGCTTTCAATTCTTTCTTCTGGAATGGGAGGGAGTCCTTGTCCACCTGATAGCCAGTCGATACACGGACGTATAGTGCTACTATTTTTTCTTGGTTTTCTGTCATAAAAAATCATCCTCCTTAAAAATGGGTATAAAAATACAACCAACACAGAACGGTTGTTCTGATTGCATTGGCTGTCCGAAGATGATACAATATTCATTGGCAATTAATGGTATCTCTTCGGAGTACTGGAAGAAACATATTTGCGTGTGTTTCTTCAACATTCCGCTCCTTTTGGCGAAGGGGCGGTTTTTGCTTTATTGACTGTGAGACCTTAAATACATCTCACGGTTAATATCCCTAACTTTGTTCTGCAAGTCTTCGTCTAATGTTTGGAAGTGTCCAGGAATATGTATGCCATTTCCAATAGTTTCGTGAACCATCTTCGCATAGGCATTCAATTCTTTTTGCGTATAATGTGCAAGGCTGTTGTCATAGACGTATTTATTCATATAATGCAACTATCAAATCACTGATTTTTAGGCTTTTTCACGATAGAAATAATTGCAAGTATTGCACAAATTAAGCACCATGCAGACCATATAGTTAAATCACTGTAACTTCCTCCCATGGTAAAGCCGCAGAGTGCAGCGAGTCCAAACAACACGATTAGTGCAATGTTGCCGCCTTTTCCACCGTTTCGTGTAACGATAGATACAATTCCTCCGGCAAGAAGAAGTATGGCAACGATAATTCCGGCTGAACCACCAACCTCTCCATTGTCTTGCAACGTATTCCCAATTCCTACAGCACATGACTGCATACTGACTACTGCAAATAAAATAATTGACAGTATTCCTGATACAAGTTTCCAAGTTTTCATTTCTTTTTTCCTCTCTTTCTCTTTTGATAAGAACCTGTTCTTAAACGCACCACACGTTTTATATATAATCGCACTAGGCGGTTATGCCATTATTTCGTTAATTTGTTATATTGATTTAGATTATCTTCATCATCTTGTTTCTTAAGTTCTGCATTTCTATATATCGCATCGCAAATGCCTTGGGATGTAAGCTCTTTTTCTCTTTTGATTTTTCTCTGCTCTTCCTGCAACCTTTTCAGATACTGCATTCTGTTGATGCGTGAACGCTCTCGCATTTGCATTTGAATTGTTTCTTGGAATGGATTCCCACAATTAGTGCAGTATTTATAGTCTACGCATTCGATGTTTCCGCAGTGGGAACACTTTTTCTTCGGCATATCATATGTCGGAATATTTGCATTTACCGTTTGATGTACTCCCGTCCCCTTACTTTTCTTGCGTTCCTCTCGTTTACGCTTAACCAATCGTTCAGCCCACGAGGATATAACGTATATCAGCCAAACAAGAATTGCTATTATCACTATATAAGTGAATCCGGCAAGCAAAAGCGGAAAAGCTATAGCTGGAATTAGGAAGCATGAAAAACACCCCAAGCATCCACATCCTTGGCTTCTTTGATGGCTCATGTCTTTAAGTCCTCATTGTTAATTAGCATTTATCATTCGCATTGTTTTCATATATGGAAAGGTTTCTGCCGAAATTTCAAAGTAATAATCATGCATATGGTTCTTCATTTCTATCATTTGCACATCGGATTCACTGAAATCGTCACCTAAAATATGTCTTATTTCATGCAAAAACACTTCATGCTGTTTTTCGTAGTTTAATGATGCATCTATGAATATCGTGTAAGAATCATCAGAATTATGTCTTACGCATCCCGGAACACCATAGGATTCATCGAGTATTACTACATTTATATAATATCCTTTGTAATACAATCATTCCTCACCTTCCTCTAATTTTCGCAATTCAGATAACTTTTTGGCGTACGCTATCAATCTGTCTCTATCTGCGGTTTTATATACGTCAAAGAGAATCTTGTCGTTGTTGTAGATTTCCTGTGCTGTCCGAGCTGTTTCTTCATCAATGTAGTAGCCTTGAGTTGAAGATTCTTCGGTTGGTTCTTCGCCTGTAAAGTATTCAACTCCAACTCCAAAGTAATCAGCTATCTTTTGAAGTTTTTCTCTTTTAGGAGTGTATTTCCCTTGTTTCCAACTTGTGAGGGTAGCTGTTGTAACGCCTGTTTCTTTTGCAACTCTGTATGCAGTCACATTATTTTTCTTTAGTAGTTCTTCAAATTTTTCATACATAGGTTTTCCTTTCCTAAAACAAACTTAGAAAACTATGCTATTATATGTTGACAAGCTTAGAAAACTATGCTAACATACAGACATAGCTTAGAAAACTAAGTTAAAACAATATAAGGTTTCTTAGATAACTTAGATGGTACTTTGATTATATAAGAAACCTTAGATAGTGTCAATATCTAAGGAGGTGTAATAGTGTACGAAAAATTCCAATCATTATTGGATAAAACGAACAAAACGCCGTATCAAGTATCGAAAGATACGGGAATTTCGACCGCAACACTGTCTAGTTGGAAAAATGGCGTATATGTTCCGAAAGCAGACAAGCTGATGATTCTTGCGAAATACTTTGATGTTCCGATTGAGTATTTCCTTGAAGAGTAGAAAGGAGAAAGATGAACGAAAAAATCAAAACATTATGCGATCAGGTTTATGAGGACATTCAGAATCTTAGAGAATCTGGTAACTACGATGTGGAAAAGAGACTTGGAGTCGAGATTATGGCGTTGAATGCATTAAGTAATGCATATGCAAAAGCTGGGCAGAAGTTACTCCGCCCGAACCCGCAACAGTCATTATCCGAAGATGAGCTAAAAATTCGGAGCATGACTGCTAAAGAAAGGGAAGCTGCTCTCTATGGAGCTTCATTACCAAAAGATTCTTCAACTTTGAAAACTTTAAGAGTGCTGTGCGAATCAACAAAATCTTCCAATTGATGATAGATAGTTTCGCAAGAATTATCTGAATAAGGAATAAGAGATAATTCATCAATTTCTATTTCCCAAAAGAAATCATTAATATTACAGAAATTTGTTGAAATAGTTTGAAGTTTTTTAGCAAACTCAAATTTTGTACATTTTAAAGTTGAGAAATCACAGTAAATGAAAAATTTCATAATATCACCTCCGAGGTGATTATATCACAGAAAGGAAATGTAATGAACGAATTACAGATTTTTAATTCAGAAGAGTTCGGTGATATCCGAACGGTAACTATTAATAATGAACCTTGGTTTGTTGGAAAAGATGTGGCTGTATCACTCGGATATAAGGACACATCAGATGCACTAAAGAAACATGTTGAAGACGAAGATAAGCTGACTCGGTGCTTTGCCGACTCAGGTCAGAACAGACAGATGTATATTATCAACGAATCTGGCTTATACGCATTAATCTTCGGAAGTAGGCTGGAATCAGCAAAGAGATTCAAACACTGGGTTACATCAGAAGTACTTCCGGCAATCAGAAAGACCGGTTCTTATCAGAAGCCAATGACAACGGACCAGAAGATTCAGCTTCTTGCTCAAGGAAATGTAGAACTGACAGAAAAGATTGAAAAAGTCAATGAAGATTTGCAAGAGTTCAAAAAGGATATGCCTTTACTTGCACTGGAATGTCAGAAGATTACAAGAGCGAAGAATCAGAAGGTTGTTCCTCTTATGGGTGGTAAGAGTGCTCCGGCTTATAAGAATAAGAGCTTGATGCACAAAGTCTACGGAGATATTGATGCACAGCTCAGAAGAGAGTTTGGAGTTAATACCTATAAAGCTATCAAGCGTAACCAGTGTGATTTAGCTATCAGCATTATTGAAGCATATAAACTTCCAATGTTCTTGCAGAAAGAAATTGACGCTGAAAACGCTCAGATGCACCTGCCAGTATAGGAGGAAAGGAAAAATGAAAAATATTATAAGTCATGATTACACAGGAGAAAAAGAGACATTTGTTCCGCTTATTGGATTCAAGGTGGTAAGAGTGGAAAATGCTTCAACCAATGGAGATTTGGGAGAGGCGACTGTTCTTACATTGGTAAATGAACATCATGTAGCTATTGATATAACTGTTTCCGATGAAAGCGTTTCTGTTAGTGAGTCATATGCAGTCAAAGATGATTTAAGTATTATCAGTGATGAAGATGCGAGAGTGTAAGAAATATGGCTATGTTTCAGCAACAAAACAGGTGACGTAGGAGAAATATATGGAAGAAAAAAGGAGATTTATAGAAGACAGGCTGAAAGAAATCGGCATTAACTCTATTGAAGAGCTGAATGTCGCCATTAAAAAAGAAACATTAGATATTTCACTTATGGTTTCCGAAGCAAAGAAGGAGGACGTTGCAGCATGAAAGAACTGGAAGTAATGCAGGTCAGGAAGAGAAAACCTGTGGAGCAACCGGTAAGGCAGCCGGATATGTATGACAAAATTGTCGAGAGAGCCTTTTGGTTCGTAATCGGCTTCTCGATAGCACTGATGATCTGCTGTATTGCTTTCGGGCAGACATTATATATATGAAGAAAGTGCCATAGCGAGGCGGCAACCTCTCAGGCACTTAGCTCAAAAACCAATTAGATAATAACATAGGAGAGAACATGAAACAACCCAAAAAATTGACAAGGCAGAATAAGATTCTGCTGGAAAAGGTGGGTTTAAACCCGGAAGAATGGATGAACCTACTGGAAGATAGTTTGTATCTACACATTGTTCAGAAAAATTCGGACAAGCGTGTGGTCAGGATTATAGATAAGAAGAAAGGGGATGTAATTGGTGGAAATTAAAAAGGTTGAGTTACTGTCCATACATATTCAGAACTTTAAGGGATGTAAGGACAGAACTATTGAGTTTGGTGAAAAAACAAGGATCTCCGGTGCGAATGCCACTGGAAAGACAACCATATTTGATGCATTTACATGGCTGTTGTTTGGAAAAGATAGCCTTGGAAGTTCTGATTTTGATATCCGGCCGTTGGACGCAAACGGAAAGATGATTGATAACATTGAGATTTCCGTAGAATCGAAGATTTCTGTAGATGGTAATGAATATGAGTTAAAGAAAGTCCAGAAGCAGAAATGGGTAAAGAAACGTGGGACCGGCACTACAGAGTTACAGGGCAATATCAATGAGTTTGGAATCAACGGATATCCAAAAAGTCAGAAAGATTTCAAAGATTTTATTGCCGGTATCATTGATGAAGATATTTTCACACTGATTACCAATCCGGCGGCGTTCAATGCATTACCATGGAAAAAACAGCGTGAGATTCTGATGAAGTTTGTTGGAACGTTCTCTGATGCGGAAATCGCTGAAACATTCGGTGAGAGATATGCAAAACTGATCCAGGAGCTGAGAATTGCCAGCACGGAAGATATTTTGAAGAAATACACCAAAGCAAAAACGGTATTAAATAAGGATATGGTTGAGATCCCGGCACGTATTGATGAAATCTCCAAACAACTTGTGATTGCTGATGTGGGAGCGTTGGAGACTGAGAAAACCGCCAAGGAAGTAGCTCTGCAGAAAGTAGAAGATGAAATCTCAGGCGGTAACAGCAAGTTGGAAGAAATTAATTCCAAACGTGAAGAAATCATGACTCTCAAATTCCATCTATCAGAAATTCAGAATGCGGAGAATCAGAAGTTGCTTTTGGAATCAACTGATATCCGAAATGACTTATCAAGAACGCGGGATACATTGAATGATCTCAAGCGTGATGTATTGAATAAGGAAAGCGAAATCAGGGATGCTCATGTAAAGTATGAAGATCATGAGCGTGAAAAAAATCGGCTTTTGGTTGAATGGAAGTCTGAAAAAGCAAAGGCATATCCGGCTCTTACTCCGTTGGAACCGCTTACGGACGGCTCGTTTATCTGTCCTACTTGCGGACAGGACTTGCCGGAAGAGGTAAAGCAGAAACGTATTGCTGATTACGAAGCTCGCAAGACTGCATATGAAAGCAAGTACGAAAAAGATAAGGCAGAGTTTGAAGAAAACCGTGCTAAAAGGATTTCGCAGATTGAAGCTGATGGAAGGTCAGCTGCTAAATCGAGAGACAAATTTAAAACCTTGGAAGAATCTCTTATCAAAGAAAAAGATGAGCTGACTACCAAGTTGGCAGATGCACAGAGGGAATACGAGATTGTTAAAAAGGCTGTAGACGGAATGCCAAAGGTTGCTGATGTTTCAGAAAATGCAGAGTATAAGGCAACTACAGAGAAAATCTCGGCACTTGAAAAAGAGATTGAAGAAATGAGCAAAGATACTTCTTCGATGGAGTTGAAAGCTAAGAGGGACATTTTAAAAGATGAAATTTCCGAGATTACTGTAAGGATTGCGGCAGCAGATAATACCAAGGTGAAAGAGCGTATTGCTGAACTGGAGGAAGAGCAGAAGGAAGTTGGACAGAAGATTGCAGAACAGGAACAGATGATTGACCTTGTGGAAGATTTTATTCGGGCGAAAATGAAAATGATTTCTGAAAAGATCAACGGAATGTTTAAGGTGGTTTCATTCAAGCTGTTCGACAATCAGATCAACGGGGGGCTGAAAGAAACTTGTGAATGTACAGTGAAAGGAGTTCCGATTTCAAGCCTGAATAACGGGCACAGAATCGTTGCGGGACTTGATATTATCCGTTCATTATCAAATCTGTATGAAGTTAGCTGTCCTATATTCGTAGATAACGCAGAGAGCATAAATGACTTCAATATTCCAGATATGAATGCACAGATGATTTATTTAACAGTAACCGATGATAAAGAATTAAAAGTAGAAAGCGAGGACAAATAATGTTGTATATCAAGGCTAGATACATGAAAGACAGTGTACAGAACGGACGTGAGTATACGTTTGGGTCAGATGTGATTGTAAAGCTGGGAGATGTGGTTTCCATTGGAACTGCGAAAGCTGTAGTAACTGCGGTTGATGTTCCAGAGACGGAAATTCTTCCTTTCCGGGAGAAGCTGAAAAAGATTGATGGGAAAGTGGAGGAAGAGTAATGGCAGAGAAGAATGAAGTTGCTCAGAAGCAGGAATTTACAACTGGTTTGAGTCAGTGGACAAATACCATAACTGGTCTTGTCTCAAGGGATTTTGAGCAGAATGGTGTTAAGTATGATGAATATTCCAAACAGTGTGCAATGAACGCTATGGGAGCTATCTTCCAGTTAGTGCAAAATGATGATAAAGCAGATATGGGGAATCTCAACACTTCCAATCTGAGAGAGGTCGTGGCTCAGTGTGCGAGTCTTAAGCTAAACGCCAGTGCAATGCCGAGAGAAGTGTATTTCCAGCTCAGAAACAAGCAGATTGGCGGTCAGTGGTGCAAGGTTGTTGAAATGGGGATTGAGGGAGACGGAAATGACAGTTTGCTCCGGCAGTTCGGAAATAACATTGACACCGTATACCCGGTTTGGCTCGTAAAAGAAGGAGATGATTTTACATATCCTCGCAGACGTGGAATTGAGATTGAGCCTGCGGAGTGGACTCCTAAAGGACTGTCAGACAAGACGGTAAGGGTTGTTTATCCGGTAAAGCTGAAAGATGGAACGATTGATTATCTGATTGCAGAAAGAGAGCCGGTGAGAACGAACCTGATCGCTCATATCAGGAATAATCTGCTGAATGAAACGTTTGGAATATGTGAGAATCGCTATAAGGCGACTCCAAAACAGAAAGAACAGATCAAGGCAAAGAAAGAGGCGGTTTTATCAGCCGTCCGTGAGTGCGAAACTTTGGAAGATATCTTGCGGTGCGAAGCTGCAAAGCCGTATATCAGTGCAGCGTGGCTTGATACGCCGGAAGCTATGATTGTACGAAAGATGCGTAACAATGCTATCAAGAAATTTCCGAAGAATCTTAATAGCATGGCATCCAGTTCCTTATTGCAGTTGGATGAAACATATAAGACGGCGCAGGAAGAAATCGCAGAAAATGAAAATTCACAGGAATTTACCGTGGAAGATGAATCTGTAGTGGTAGAGAGTGAAGCGGTTGAAGTTGAGATGCCGGAATTTGCAAAGGAGTAGATATATGATCGTAAAAGTAGTCGGCTCCGGCTCTTCTGGTAATGGCTATGCTCTGATTTCGGGGGAAGATATTCTTCTCCTGGAATGTGGGGTTTCTGCAAAAGATATGCTGAAAGCGATTGACTATCAGACTTCCAAGGTGAGCGGATGCATGGTAAGTCACGTTCATAAAGACCATGTTGGGTACATCAAGCAGTATATGCAGTATGGTATCAAGATTTACACATCCGATGAAGTGGAGACGGACATTGAAACAGTAATGGGCGAAAAGACTGTAGGGTTACAGCGTATGAGGCGTTATCAGATAGGCTCATTTTCGGTGATACCGTTCCGTGTACCGCATGGAGAGACGGAGTGTGACGGATGGTTGATTGATTCACCTGACGGAAGAATCCTTTTCATTACGGATGCTGAGTATTGTCCGTACGATTTCTCAAAAATGGAAATCAACTATGGACTGATTGAGTGCAACTACTCAGAGGACTATATCAGCCGAGAAGAAGATGGGGCTAAATTCTCCCATGTGCTTACTGGGCATATGGAATTACAAACGTGTAAAAGGCTCATACAGAGCATAAACAGTAAAAGCCTAAGAAGTATAGGCTTGATACACTTAAGTGCAGGAAACGGCAATCCGCAGCGGTTCAAAGACGAGATACGAAGTGTGGTTGACTCAGATGTGAATGTTTGGATTGCCGAAAAGCGTGCAGAGAAAGAGTTTAGGCTTACGCCATTCTAGGAGGAGCAATGATTTACAAAATATTATTAATAATTTTTTACGCTATGGGAGCGACTTTTGATTTTTACATGTATAAAGACACTGAGAATAAAGGATTTTTAATTCCGTTTTTAGGATTCTTGCTCGCAATAATCTTAAGTATCGTAAACATGATTATTTATTTACTTAAATAAGGAGGACTACATAGATGAATAAAACAGTTTTAATGGGGAGATTGACAGCAGATCCGCAGGTGAGATATTCACAGGGAGACAATGCTACAGCGGTTGCAAGATATACACTTGCTGTAAACAGAAAATTTAAGAAAGATGGAGAGCCGACAGCGGATTTTATTCCTTGTGTTGTCTTTGGACGGTCGGCTGAATTTACAGAGAAGTATTTCCGCAAAGGAATGCAAGTTGCTGTCTCAGGGCGTATTCAGACCGGAAGCTACACAAACAAGGACGGAAACAAGGTGTATACAACAGATGTAGTTGTGGAAGAACAGGAGTTTGCAGAAAGCAAAGCGGCCAATCAGCAGAATCAGCAGTCAGCAGGAAGTGGATCAATTCCGGCATCAGACGAGTTCATGAGTATCCCGGATGGGATGGATGAAGAACTCCCGTTTAATTAAGGAGAAATAAATGTCGAGCGGAGTAAGACCGGAGTATTGTTGCCATCCCGATTGCTTTCAGTGTCCATATCCTGATTGCAAATACAATGGCACTTTAGCCGGTGGGAGGGTGGACGTAAACATGACGGACGGAATAAGCAGGGAAGAGTATATAAGGAGAAAGAATGAGAAGCGGAATGGCTGGAAAAAAGGACTGTTCGTATCCAAATTGCTATGAATGCCAATATGAGGATTGCATTGTTGATAACGTAAATGCTCTTCTTAAGAGAAGACGCTGGAATGCGAATCCTGAAGTTTATAGGCAGAAGCAGAGGGATTATAGAAGCAAGGTGGCAGAATCACTTCCTCATTGTGACGAATGCAATGAATGTACCCTTGTCAAATTAGATAAGGGTACAGGTTTTAAGAGACTGTGCGTCCCAGAAATGCGGTTGATTTTGCAGAAAGTGACGTGCTGTCCGCAGTGGTGTCCGAAGAAAATACCGGTAAAGGAGCGGGAACATCAGAGATATTTACGAAAAAAAGAACTTAAGGCAGGTGAGAAAACTGATACTAATTAGCGATAAAGGGCAGCAGAAAGGTAAACATACTGCCAAAGAGAATTATTGGCAAAAGCAAGGAATTGAGGTTCTGACTATGCCTCTTCCGTGTGGTGATTACATTATTGCCAACGAAAAGGTTGCGGATGTAATTAACCGGAAGAAAGAACGTGGGATTCCGGTAAAAAAAATGGATTTCCTCGGAACGTACAATGTGACTGTTGACACAAAGAAAGATATTCAGGAACTTGTGGGGGATATCTGTGGTAAACAGCACGCAAGATTCCGTGATGAATGCATACTGGCTCAGAACAACGGAATTAAGCTGTATGTGTTGGTACAGAATGCCGGTGGCTTGATTCCGGGAACAAAAGATATTTACAATCGGACAATCCGATCTCTTGACGAGCTTTATAGATGGAAAAATCCGAGACTTTTTGTGATGAAGCGTACAGATGATGTGATTGGTCATTACAAGAGTGGAAATCCAATATATAGGCGTACACAGAGGTATCCTGCCGCAACTAAAGGCGAAACGCTCATGAAAGCGTGTAAAACTATGCAGAAGAAGTACGGAGTAGAGTTCGTATTTTGCAGTAACTCTGAACAGGGAGCAAAAGTTATTGAACTGCTTCAACGGGAGGTGGAATAGTTGGCAGAAAAAAGAATGTTCTCCAAACAAATTGTTGATTCAGATGCTTTCTTAGAAATGCCATTATCAACACAAGCATTGTATTTCCACCTATCTATGAGAGCTGATGATGATGGATTTTTGAACAACGCTAAAAAGGTAATGAAGATCATCGGTGCAAATCAGAATGATTACGATCTGCTTGTTGCGAAATCATTTGTCATACAGTTTCCAGACGGGATCTGTGTAATCAAGCATTGGAGAATTAATAATTATTTGAGGAAAGACAGATACACGGAAACGATTTACCAGGAAGAAAAATCACATCTAACAGTGCAACCGAATGGCAGATATTCCTTTAGAAATGCCGTGGAATCTTCGGACGTTTTACCGGTTGGTATACCGTTGGTAGACCGTTCAGATACCCAGAATAGAATAGAGAAGAATAGAGAAGAAAAGAATAGTATATATAGTGCAGAAAAACTGCACGATGAACAATCACTTGATGACTTCTTTGAATCTATTTGGAAGTTATATCCAATCAAAAAAGGGAAAGGGCAGGTATCAACATCAAGGAAGAAAGCACTTCAAAAAATCGGATACGATCAGATTGGACGTTGTGTTGATCGATTCTTGAAAGATATGAGTGACAGCGGTAGAGATCGTAAATATTGGATGCACGGAAGCACATTTTTCAACAGTGGGTATGTTGATTATTTGGATGAAAACTGGGGGCAGGAATCGGAGGACTTAGAAAAACCAAGAGAACCTTGTGACCGTTTTTCCTGTTTGGAATCGAGTTTCCGCAAGCAGTTAGAAGATGCGGGTGCTATTTACGATGGACAAGGACTTGATTATGGAATCTTAAGCGAACATCCTGATTGGTTGAAAAAAATTCAGGAGAGTGGTGTTTGATGTATTACAAATTTAAGCCGGAAGATGCTTTTGATTTCGCCCGATATGTTGGAGAGCCTGCAAGACAACACGGTGATGAATTGAAATTCACAAGGTTCTGTCCGTATTGTCACGGTGGAGATAAAAAGGACAAGAACACTTTTTCCATTAATCTGTCAACCGGTCAGTTTAAATGTTTGAGAGAAAGCTGCGGTGTTACCGGAAATATGATCAGTCTTGCAAGAGATTTTGATTTCAGTTTGGGGCAGCAGGTAATGGAATATTACCAGCCGAAAAAGCAATACAGGAAATTGAAGACACCGGACAAGCCGATTGTTCCAAAAGAGCCGGCAGTTGCTTACTTGGAAAGCAGAAAAATATCTGCTGAGGTTGCTCATGAGTATGAAATTACCACTCAAAAGGATCATGACAACATACTCGTATTTCCGTTCTATGACGGAGATGGGAAGATGCAATTCGTCAAATACCGCAAAACCGACTTCAACAAGGAAGTAGATAAGAACAAGGAATGGTGTGAACGCGATTGTAAGCCGATATTGTTTGGGATGAAGCAATGCAAGGACTTCACAAGGCTTGTGATTACGGAGGGGCAGTTAGATAGCCTTTCCGTAGCGACAGCCGGTATAAAGAATGCCGTGAGCGTTCCGAACGGAGCAAAGGGATTTACCTGGATTCCATATTGTTTTGACTGGGTGAACAAATTCCAAGAGATTGTAGTGTTTGGAGATTTTGAAAAAGGGCATATGACATTGCTACCGGAATTGAAGGGAAGATTTCCAAACAAGATTAAACACGTCCGGGAAGAGGACTATAAGGGCTGTAAAGACGCAAATGAGCTGTTAATGAAGCATGGACATGAAGATGTTCGGCTAGCGGTAGAAAATGCCGAATTTGAGCCTGTGAGGCGTGTTAAAGAGCTGTCTGACGTGCAGGACGTTGATATATACAGTTTGAAAAAGCTGGACTCTACGGTCAACGAGTGCAATCGCCTGTTATACGGTGGCATTCCTTTTGGCGGTGTAGTTCTTATTACTGGAAAGCCGGGTGAGGGAAAGTCAACACTTGCAAGTCAGATTGTAGGCAGGGCGATTGAGACCGGACATAAGGTGTTTGCTTATTCCGGTGAGCTTCCAAACTATTTGTTTAAAGCGTGGCTTGATTTTCAGATAGCCGGTCCGCAGCACATCATCGAAACAACAAACAGATTTGGAGATGTTTCAAGAAAGATTTCCAATCAGAATCAAGAGTTGATTAATGCCTGGTATCGAGGAAAAGCGTTTATTTATGACAGTTCGATTGTCGATGGAGATGAGAAAGAGGATCTGTGCAAAACCGTACAGCAAACGGTTCTACAATACGGAATAGATGTTGTTCTGATTGATAATTTAATGACTGCGATTGATTTAGATGCAGAAAAAGGAACTGATAAGTACGAAAAGCAAAGTCTTTTTGTGAAAAAACTTGCGAGGATGGCATTGCAATTCGATGTATTGATTTTGCTTGTAGCTCATAAGAGGAAGAACAATTTTTCCACGAATGAGACAGACGAAATCAGCGGTGCAGGAGACATATCAAATCTTGCTTCACTGGTGATTGGATACAGCAAGGATAACGAATTGAGCAATGCGTATCGAAGAGTCACAGTCCCGAAAAATAGATTGTTTGGGAAAATCAATACAAAAGGATTTCTCGTCATGTATGATGAGCGATCCAAGAGAATTTACGGTGAAAATGATGATTTAACCGTAGAGTATGGATGGGCGAAACAAGACGGATTCAGCGAGGCGGATCAACTAAAGATTCCGTTTGAGTAGGTGAGAATATGACGGAAGAAGAAAGAAAAAAGTATTACAAAGTGATTACGCAAAACTGGCTTGCGTTCAATGAATTTTTGAAGAATGGCGATTATTCAGATACGGTTCAAGTTGAGATTAGCGAAGTGATTGACAAAATATATTACGAGAACGGAAAGACAGAATTTGCGAAGAATATCGCACTGGCTGTCCTGAATGAGATAGAGCGGTTGTGTAAGGTGAAAGGAAGTAAATAATGAAATACAAAATTGGAGATAAAGTAAGAGTTATAAAAGCAACTTCTGGATGTATGGGTGCAGAAGGTTCAATTGGCGTTGTAACAGACAAGAAAAGCACTGACGGATTACTCGATTATAGGGATGGTTTCAATATCGAATTGAAAAACGGAAAAATTTGGCGAATCGGATTTGAGTCTGTATGCGAGCCAGTAGAGGAAGAACTGACAGCAGAAGAAGCAATTAAAATTCAAGCTGAGATGTGTAGTGTGCCTTGTAGAAAATGTCCAATCAGTAAAGAAAGAGGTGCTTATGAGTGCAGAACTTTCAGGGCAGAACATCCTGACAAAGTACTTGAAATCCTCAAACAGCGGAAGAAAGAGCATGAGAAGAAAGAAGTTGAGGTTACACAGAAAATTTATTGCCTTGTAATGGATGAAGAAAGAAAAGTCGTGCATGAAGAAGAAATTGGAAATAGTGATTCTTGCATGGATGTGCTGAAAAACTACTGTGGAAATCACGATGGGAAATTCTTCTCGCTTATGGAATTTAGATACGAGGTGAAGCAATAATGAACACAGGAGAAAAGATAGATTACATGATTCAGTGTTTGAAAGTCGCAAAAGCAGAATGTGAATACGAAGCTGAACGTTATGCACATGAATGTGCTGAGGATTACGAATGGCTTAATAAGCACCATATTACCAACAAGGCACTGATAAGAGAGAATCTAAGGAATGTGGCAAGGATGGGGTTCCAGGTAGCAAATGAGGTGAAATAAGATGGCACAGTGGAATGCAAATACAGTACCGAAATGTGAAAAAGGGCAATGGTCAGATGAAGTGCTTGTGACTGTTGAAATAGGGAGGCGTTGCGCGGTTTTAAAGGCAATATATATTCCATATCATGGTGTAACTGTGGAAGATTCTGGATGGTGCATGGAAGACGGAATACCGGATGGTTGGGAGTACATTGATGAGAAAGATGATTGGTGGATTCCGAATGGATGGTATGAAGTGTGCGATAACTGTCGTGATGCCACATATTTCCGAATTGACGGAAAAGTAACGGCATGGATGAATATGCCAAAACCTTACGAACCGAGAATTAAAGATTTAGCTGATTTTTAAAAAAATTACAGAAAGGAGACGGAGCTCCGGCCGGGCAAAGATATATCGGCTCCTTTCGAAGATATGAAAGATTTAATTATAGACGCCTTTGCCGGTGGCGGGGGTGCATCCGTAGGAATTGAAATGGCACTCGGCAGACCAGTAGACATTGCCATTAATCATGATCCAGACGCCATATTGATGCATAAGACCAACCACCCGGACACACTACATCTGACAGAGGATATTTTTAAGGTCAACTTGAAGAAATATGTAAAAGGACAGCATGTGGCTCTTATGTGGGCGAGTCCAGATTGTACAAGCCATTCAAAAGCAAAAGGTGGTAAGCCGAGAGAAAAAGGACTTCGGATTCTTCCGTGGGCGGTATACAAACACGCAAAAGCTATTCTGCCGGATGTAATCCTTATGGAGAACGTAGAAGAAATACAACAGTGGGGTCCGTTGGATGAAAAAGGATATCCAATACCAGAGAAAAAAGGCGAGGATTATAAAAAATTCATTACAGCAATGAAAAGTCTTGGATATATATTTGAGTGCCGGGAACTGGTAGCTGCGGACTACGGAGCACCGACCACAAGAAAGAGGTGGTATGCGGTATTCCGTAGAGATGGAAAAGAAATTAGATGGCCGAAGCAAACTCACAGTGCTGACGGCATTGGCTTTAAGAAGTGGAAACCTTGTGGAGATTATATTGACTGGTCAGACATTGGCAGTTCGATATTTGACCGCAAGAAGCCACTTGCAGAAGCTACACAGAAGAGAATAGCGAACGGTATTAAGAAATATATTATCGATGCAGAATCTCCTTATATCGTGAGGAATGGAGAAGCACTGGCATACATCATCCAGTATCACGGAGAGACGAGAGCCGGTGATTCAAGAGGACAGCTTTTAACAGAACCAATTAAGACGATTGATACATCGAACCGATACGGACTTGTGACAGCATTTATCACGAAATACTACAAGACCGGCATAGGTCAAGGCTGTGATGAACCATTACATACAATCACAACTTCTCCGGGACACTTCGGTTTGGTATCTGCATTTCTGATTAAGTATTACGGCGGTGGCTGCGGACAGTCTTTGGATAGACCGCTTGATACGATCACGACAAAAGATCGGTTCGGACTGGTGAATGTGATCCTGGATATAAAGGGCGAGAAATACATCATATCAGACATTTTTCTTCGGATGCTGAAACCGGAAGAATTAAAATTGATGCAAGGGTTCCCGAAAGATTACATTATCGACAGAGATTATAACTGGAAGAAATACCCGATTGCGAAACAGGTGGCAAGAATTGGGAACAGTGTTGTGCCGATCATGGCAGAGAAGCTTGTAGAAGCGAATTGCCCGTATCTTAAGGTCGGCGAGAGAGTACCGAACTTGATTATAGATGATACACAGGAACAATTAAGATTTGCGTAGGTGAAGAAAATGAATGATAAGAAAATATTAGATGTAACGTGCGGATCACGAACGATCTGGTTTAACAAAGAACATCCGGCAGCAGTATATTGCGATATCCGAGAAGAAGAGCTAACTGGTATTTGGAAAAGCGGAGATGGACGGTCAGAGAGGAAATGCATCGTGAATCCGGATATAAAGTGCGACTTCACAGATCTTCCGTTTGAAGATGAATCGTTTTCCTTGGTTGTGTTTGACCCACCGCATTTGAGATATGCCGGAAAATCCGGATGGTTGGCCAAGAAATACGGTAGGCTGGACGAACACTGGCCGGAAATGTTACATGATGGGTTCAAAGAATGTATGAGAGTTCTGAAAGAAGATGGAGTGTTGATCTTTAAATGGGCGGAAACGGATATTCCGGCACAGAAAGTTTGGAAAGCTATAGGTCAGAAACCATTATTCGGACATCATAGCGGAAAGAGATCCGGAACGTTCTGGGGATGTTATATGAAAGGACAGATTTAGAGGGCGAGGATGGAAAGATGGTTATAAAAGGGAAAGATTATATACAAATTCCAAGTAAAAGGAATCATTTTTCGGTTACTCTTGGAACTACTAAAAAATACAGCTTATTAGGTGGAATAGAAATATTTAAAGATGCTGATTGGTGGCAAATGCGAATCGGACTAAACCTTATCATTTTTTACATTTCCGCAAATTGGAGATGGAGAGTATTTGGATGTGGTTACGACAGAAAAGATAAAGATGATATATTTTGGGATTAAGGGAAAGGAGAGAATGGATTGTACATTGAATTAAAAAAGATAGACAAAGACACATTGAAAGTCGGGGATGTGGTTGGTGTTGCAAGAGAGGTGAGCTGCGGATGGAAATCATCATTCCGACACCAGTTAATTACTCCGGCAAAAATTACAAGAATTACTCCGAAACGGACAAAGATTGAGACAGATCAATTCGGAGAACATGATAAGAATGAGATTTTTTATGAGTATGATGAAAATGCAAAAAAAGAAAATGAATTAGCTATCATGTTTAAACAATTTAAAGATGGAAGACGTGCGTTTGAGGACTTTGACAGGAAATACGGTCTTGGTTCGATTAAAGATGAAGATATCCAAAACATGGCATATCATATGAAAGCAATTACAGAGATTTTGAAGAAATATAAAGAAAAATAACCATATATCTGTAGCTGAAAAGGAGAAAGAAATGTTTACTAGAGAAGATAGAGATAATTTTTGGATATTGAACTGGCTGGATGAATTTATGACAGGGCATAACGGGTTCATTTGTGGCGGTTGTTTTAAAAATATTTTCAATAAAGAGAATGTAAAAGACCTTGATATATTCTTCGAAAGTGAATCTGATTATGAAGATGCGGTTCAGTATTTCGATTCAATGACTCCCGGATATGAGGGCGATGATAAACGGAGTGAAGAGTATACGTTCTATTACGAGAACGATAATGTAAAAGCGTATAAGCACATAAGAACCGGCGTAAGAATTGAATTATGTTCAAAGATTTTCGGAAAACCAGAGGAAATATTAAGCCAGTTTGATTTTAGCATTACGAAATTTGCGTACTACAAAGCAATCATAGAGGATGAAACAGGCGCAGAGTGTGAAGAAGAGCCGGATCCATTTGACGAGGATATCAAAACGCATATCGAATACCGTGTAATGTATACAGATAATTTCTTTCAGCACTTGCATATGAAGAGGTTAGTGACAGATGGAAATATTCCGTATCCAATGAGTACGTTTGAGAGAATGCTGAGATATGCAAAATACGGATATTTCCCTTGCAGAGAAACAAAGTTAAAGATTATTAAAGCATTACGTGATCTGGATGATAGGCAAGTTGAACTGTCAGAAAATCTTTATGACGGCATGGATTAAGTAGCAGCTAAAAATAGCAGCTACCAGCACCTTGACAATTGAATATTGATGGTTGGAGTGGTATAATTTCCGTATAAATGTACGGGAGGAAATGCCATATGAAAGTAATTATTAGCCAAACAGTTTGCATTGACGGAGAAAATTTTCCTAGTAGTTGGGAAAAAGGATACGATTCAACAGTTATTCCACGAGTAGGAGATATGATAGAAGATCCCATCTGGAAAGATCCGGGGGAGTATGAAGTAAGGAATGTTACTATTAACTATTATGCAAATGAATGTTATGTGTGTGTAGGAAGATATGCTGTTACGATTCCAAATGAAAGAAAAGAAGAATTTGGAAAAATAGCAGGATTACACGGCTGGAAAGCGAATTGGATATAAAAAAATAATTTTACCAACCATCAATATTCGGTGGTTGGTATTTTTTACGCATTTTTAAGGAGAAAGGAACGAATTATGAGCACATTTGAAGAAAGAATAGCGAAAGCAGTAACAGATAAATTGAATGACGGAACAGTTGAAGAGCTTGTATCCGATGCCGTAACCAAAGCACTGAAAAGCAGTATTGAAGATCAGTTCAATTGGAAAGGTGAAGGAAAGAAGATTATAGATGAAAAAGTAAAAGAAGTAATGACACCGGCAATCGAAAGAGTAAATCTGGACGAATATACAGTGAAACTCGATGCAGTTCTCACGGGAATTATTAATAGCACAAATCTGATTGACAACAAAGAAATCTTAGGAAACTTCAAGAGTCTTATGACAGAGCCGGATAAAGATACAATCAGCTTAAAAGAAGTGTTCGAAAAATACAAGGAATATGTCAGCGAGAGCGTTGATACATCCGAACTTGAAGCCTACACAGACGATGAACCGAGATATCAGAATGTGACAGCGGAAGTGACTGCGGATACAAGAAATAGCATATTTGGAGGAAGATTTTGTGATTTGGTTTTTAAGTGTGAAGAGGATGAAAAACTGACAAAAGAAATCCATTTGTATGAATCAAAAAGTAATAGATTCAGAATTACAAGATTAAAGAGCGAACTTGATATCAATTCGTTAAGACACGTGGATAAATTTGACATTTTTGTGATGCGGTTAGATCGAGCGTTCTGTGATATCACAGATATTATGGAGATGTACGATGATGTCGAGGTTGAAGCAGAACCAGAAGTATCGTGGAGCTAAAAGGGAGAAAAGCTTATGAGATTAGCATATTGTGCTGTAATGATTATTCTTTTGTGTGTTTATATAGCAGTAGAGGAAAGAGAGATAAGAATCACAAGGGAAGAAGCATATCAGGACGGATACCGAAAAGGACTGAAAGAATGCCACAAACTTCCGACAAGACCGATTATCTTGGATGATTCTACGGGAGACATTGATTTTAAATGTTCTTGCTGCGGACAGGAATATATAGTGCCGGAAGAGGGAAAACCGAAATACTGTAGCAGTTGCGGACGGGAGATTGACTGGGAGGATGCGGTACATGGGATGCAGATATGAATGCAAAAAGTGCGGAAAGCAGAGGTTCAAATGTTGCATAGAATGCGAGCATTACAAATACTGCAATAATCGCAATAGTGTGTGCGATAGAATACATTTCCATGAATACATGGAAAAATGCCCGGATTATGTAAAGGAGGATGAAAATGAATAGAAAAGAAATTACACTTTTCCTGTCGCATACCCTTGAACGCACCAAACTAAACGTTTTTGGAAAACATTATGCAAAAGAAGTGAGTATTGACCCGTGGACATCCAAGGCGAAACGCGTGGATTATATGCAGTTTTCACCCGGAGATCAAATGTCTATATCCGGGGTGGAAAAAGGAATATTTACTTGTTACGAAATTAAAAGCTGCAAGGAAGATGTTTATAGCGGTAATGGACTGAATTTCTATGGAGAAAAGAACTATATAGTAACTACGATGGAGTGCTACAAAGACTTGATACCAGATTTGCAAAACGGTAAGTTTGATGAACACTTACACCAATGCAACCCGGAATCATCTAAATATTGGGGAATTATGGTAGCTGTCCCGTACATGAAAGAGCCAGAAGATGAATTCCAAAATCCGACGCCGATAGATGATACAAATGTGATGGGGTGGGAATTAAAGGTAGTAAAACCTTGTAGAATAGGACTAAGAAAAAGATCTATGACAGAATTACTATTCTGTATGTTAAGGAGTGGAAGATAATGAGAATCATTAGTCAAGATGGAACGATTGATGTTCCTTATGAACATACAACTTTGATAAGGGTAGGTACTGAGATATATTTAAGCTCAATAAAACTTAGGGATACATTAATTGCAAAATATTCCACCGAAGAAAAAGGAATCAAAGCTATGGAGATGTGCAGAAAGCATTATGCAACAGCGGAATACAACAGACGTATTATTCCAAAGGGAGATACGCTTGTGGATATGGAAATTGCAAAAGAATTCCTTACATCTGGATTTATATTCCAGTTTCCAGCAGATGAAGAGGTGTAAACATGGGAAAGATTGATGAATATGCATCAGGCAGAAATGACGGTTTGCTGTTGGCATTGAAAATCGTAGAGGAAGATGGCGTGGATGCTCTGCGGGAAGAAATTAAATTCCGTGGAGCGAAAGGAATTAATACAGCAATGAGCAAAAAAGAGTTGAATAAGGCTTGCACCAAAATAAAAGAGATGACTCTTGATACTATGCTAACTCTTTCAGTGGCTACCCTGCATGATGAATTTGATTTTGGTGCGAAAAGATGTCAACGATTTATAAAAAGGGCAAATCTTAAGGCAGAGTGTATCGTAGATGATCTTGCAACATGGGATGATTTCATCCAGCAGATCAAAGAGGAACTTGGGATTCAGATAACGATAAGGAGGAATGATTGATGGACGTTAAAAAGACAAAAGTAGAAAGCCTTGACATAATCGTGACCATGATGGAGGACAAGCCATACTACGAGATAAAGTACAAAGAGGTCGGCAGTGATCATTTTTGTATTGGGTATAGCTCATATCGCTTAGATTATGTACTGGAATGGAAAAAGCAGTATTTTGAGTTGATTGAAAGTGAAGCAGGAGCGGATTCGGGATGGATCCCATGCAGCGAGAGGCTGCCGGAAATAAGAGAAGATGTCCTTGCTACAGTAAAATACAGTGGGTTCATGGGAATGTACGGAACATGGATAAAAACAGGACATTTAGAAAACGACAATGATTGGTTTGGTGATTGCATTGGTGGAAAAGTTATTGCCTGGATGCCATTGCCGGAACCGTATAAGGAGGACAATTGA